CGGCGTGGCGGCCGCCCAAGCAACAATGGCAGCAGCCAGCGCGGCAAACGTCCACGCCGACACAGCCAAAAAAGAAGCCGAGCGCGCAAACATCGAGGCGGACACCAAACTGAAAGGAGAGGACCTCAAGCGAAAACCCTGGGAAACACGAATCGCAGAACTCCAAAGCGACATCAAAGTCTACGAGCAGCGAGCGGAGTCAGCACGAGACAACTACTCCCGAGAACGCGCCGAAAGGGAAATAGAACGAATCCGCGAAGAAATAAACAACATCAAACAACAAGCCCGACACGCAGGATCGGGCGCACGGCTACAAGAATACGAAGCAGCAGAAGCAAGCAACAAGGAAGCTTTCCACCTCAAATACAGGGCATACAACCAAGACGTAAGACCATTCATACACGACGGATCCGAAGCCCTGGGCGCAGCATCAAGCGCAGTAAGAGCCCTACGCAAACCAACAAGGAGACCGTAATGAAACATACCTATCCGAAACTAAAAACGAGCTACGACGACCACAGCATCGCAAGCAACGAAACAGGCCTGCACTGCAAAGACAAAAGCCTGACGCAGCAGCACCAGGCTGAAGAAACAGACATCAACTACATAGTGAAACGCTACCTCAACACAGGCCAACTCGAGCAACGAAGCATGCCGCCCATGCAGGGCGACTTCACCCAAGCACCAGACATGCAAGCAGCGATGGACCTGGTCGTCGCAGCCAGGGTAGCCTTCATGCAGCAACCGGCCGAGATCCGAACCCGGTTCAACAACGACCCAGTCCAATTCGTCAACTTCTGCAGCGACGAAAAGAACCGCGACCAGCTACGGCAATGGGGTATGTGGAGCCCGGAAGCCAACCAAGCCTGGAAAACCCAGGCAGAGGCCGCTAAAGCGGCCGACGAGGCGAACAAACGGGACGCGGAGGAATACCGCCGGTCCCGAAAAGGCGACACAGACAAAAAAGGTGTCACCTAGACCAGTTACAACGAGGAGATAACTGGTCCACCCCCCCTCACCCCCCAAAGGGAGAACATGTCGAAACCACGACAATTGACACTAACCGGCATCCGTGATATCGAGCACTTCACGGATGCCGAAATCGTCCAATTCCTGGACGAAACCCTGCACCAACAACTACGAGGAAAAGATATGCGACCTCTGTCGCGGAAGCCGGTTAACAAACAAGCAAGCGCAGGACAGTTCCGGCGCAACGCCGGAACAACGAAGCGGGCGAACGTAGCACCGCCGCCCAACCGAGGCGGCTACCGCTTCTAAAGAAAGCACGGACCAATGCCGTGCTACCGGCCCCTAGAGGCGTATCAATGCCTCGATGGGGCCGTTGTCTTTTCTGAAGGAAAAGGAAACAAAAGATATGACATACAGCGGCAACTACTACTGCCTTGTGGGCAATGCGTGGGTTGCCGCCTGGAACGATCACGCCAATGGGCGATTCGATGCGTTCACGAAAAACAAATGCACGAGGAAGCCTGCTTCCTCACACTCACCTACGACGACAAACACTTGCCTCACGGAGGCACACTCGCACACGAGGACGTTCAGAAATTCCTCAAGAGGCTCAGACGCCACTACGTAAGGAATCTTCCAAAAAGCAAACTGCGGAGAACAGAAGCCGAGGGATTACTTATACACAGCGATAAACCCGCTGTGCATAAGTACTCCCCTAATCCCGCAGCGGCAGGTCAAAAGCAACAGCCTTTCAGATTTCCTAAAAGGCGAAAGACACTGCCAATACAGTACCTCCGATATTACATGTGCGGAGAGTACGGAGACAAAACCCAGCGAGCGCACTATCACATGTGCTTATACGGCTGGGACCCAAGCGACAAACGCTTCTATACAACGAGCGGCAGCAAAATACACAGCCGCATCTATACGAGCAAGACGCTCGACAAAATATGGGGAAACGGTCAAGTCTGGACCGGAGAAGTCACCTTCGAGAGCGCAGCATACGTAGCGCGCTACATCATGAAGAAGGTGAACGGAGAAAAAGCAAAAAAACACTATGAGCGTGTGGACCCGGAAACTGGAGAAATAATAAACCGTAAACCGGAGTACACGCATATGAGCCTCAAACCAGGCATCGGAGCAGCATGGCTGCAAAAATACAAATCGGACGTTTATCCAGAGGGGACAGTCCTCGCAAGAGGACACAGAGGAAAAAGTCCAAAATACTATGATCAAAAATACAAAAAAACGAATCCAATGGAATATGAAGATCTGCTCTTTGAAAGGCACAAAGAGCAACAGAAACGCCCAGGAGAAAACTCAAAGGAGAGACTAGCGGTCAGGGAGACCGTAGCAAAAGCAAAAATCGCATTTCTAAAACGCAACACTTTCTGAGGTAAAAATGAAACACATCTACGCAGTGAAAGACCTCGCAGTACAAGCATTCGGCCAACCGTTCTTCGTCAGAGCAAAAGGCGAAGCCCTGCGAAGCTTCCAAGACGAAGTAAACGGACGAGGCAACGCGCAAAGCGCAATCGCAGCACACCCCGAAGATTACGAGCTCTACGAGCTCGGAGACTACGACGACGTAAGCGGAATCCTATTCCCGAAAGGACCAAACCTCGTAGCCAGGGCGAAAGACCTACTCACACAAGGAGCCTGAAATGAACTTGCCAATGCATAAAAACCAAAGCGTCAACGCCCACAGCTTCGCAATGATCCCGAAGCCGGACATCCCGCGCTCGAGCTTCATGACCGAGCAGGCCCACAAAACCACCATCGACGCGGGATACCTGGTCCCGATCTGGTGGAAAGAGGTACTACCAGGCGACACCGACAACATGCAAAGCACCATCTTTGCCAGACTCAGCACACCACTATTCCCGGTGATGGATAACCTCTACATGGACATTCACTACTGGTTTGTCCCAAACCGACTAATCTGGACGAACTGGAAAAAATTCATGGGAGAGCAGGACAACCCTGCCGACAGCATCAGCTACACAATTCCACAGGTCGTAAGCAAGGCCAGCGGCTACGACATCAACAGCCTCCAAGACTACTTCGGCCTGCCAACCCTGGGGCAAATGACGGCGGCCGCCACCATAAGCCACAACACGCTACCGCTCAGAGCCTACAACCTCATCTACAACAACTGGTACCGGGATGAAAACCTCCAAAACAGCGTGGTCGTTGACCTGGACGACGGTCCCGACGTGTATACGGACTACTCGCTACTACGCCGAGGCAAACGGCCGGACTACTTCACATCTGCACTACCTTTCGCACAGAAGGGTACAGCAGTCACAATACCGATCGGCACCACCGCGCCAATAAAAACAGCCGCAACGGCACAGGTCACAGGCGTCCAGGAAGCGCTGCAAGTACTGGCCATCGACGGAAGCAGCGTAGCAAGCGCTACCCTCGCCATCAACGCAGGGAAAGTCGAAACCACAGCCGTCGCAACACCAAGCAACGACGAAATGCTCTACCCGAGCAACCTCTACGCCGACCTCAGCAACGCAGCAGGAGCCACCATCAATGCACTCAGACAAGCGATTGCCGTACAAACCCTCCTTGAAAAAGATGCTCGCGGCGGAACACGATACACGGAAATACTCCGTCAACAGTTCGGTGTTGTATCGCCAGACGCGAGACTACAAAGGCCTGAATATCTGGGTGGATCATCAGCTCCAATTACCATTAACCCGATTGCACAAACTAGCGGAACAAGCGCCAGCGGAACTACTACGCCGCTGGGGAATCTGGCGGCTGCAGGTGCGGGCGTGCTGAAAAGCGGATACACGCAGAGCTTCACCGAACACGGATACGTAATCGCCCTGCTCAGCACCCGGGCAGACCTGACCTACCAACAGGGGATGGAAAGAGCGTGGAGCCGAAGCACAAGATACGACTTCTACACGCCCGTATTCGCCAACCTGGGCGAACAAACAATTCTCAACAAAGAGATATACGTCAAAGGCGACGGCGCAGCCGGAGACGATCTCGTATTCGGCTATCAAGAAAGATGGGCGGAGTATAGGTACCAACCGAGCCGCATAACCGGACTATTCCGAAGCACAGCAGCAAGCACAATAGACCCGTGGCACCTAGCGCAGAAATTCACAGCGCTACCAACGCTGAACACGACGTTCATCCAGGACACGCCACCAGTGAGCCGGATAGTCGCGGTAGGCTCCAGCGCCAACGGACAGCAATTCATCGTTGACTCCGTATTCAAAAACCGCCAGGCCAGGGCAATGCCGCTGTACAGCGTCCCCGGCATGATCAACAGGCTCTAACATGGACTGGCTATCACTCGCATCAGGAGGCCTAGGCCTACTCGGAACACTCACCACCAACGAGCAAAACGAAGACCTATTCCAACAGGCCAACGCGTTCAACTCGTCACAAGCAGCCACCAACAGAGACTTCCAAGAAAGGATGAGCAACACCGCATATCAACGCACCGTAAAAGACATGATCGCCGCGGGCCTCAACCCGATGCTGGCATACAGCCAGGGCGGAGCGAGCACACCGAGCGGCAACTCAGCCAGCTCGGTAGCACCTCCGAAAATGGAGAACGCCGGCGTGGCGGCCGCCCAAGCAACAATGGCAGCAGCCAGCGCGGCAAACGTCCAC